AGCATCGGCTCCGTGAGCCTGGGCGCTACCGGACGCATGAGCGCGAACGTCAATTCACGGCTCGACGCCCGCATGGCACCAGAAGTCGTGTCGATCCTCTCGAACGCAGGGCTGATCACTAACGAGGTGTCGTCATGGTGATGATCCCCCGCGGGCTACTGCCCCACAAGGTCACGTTTCGACCTTACGAGGGTGAGGGCCCGCGCGGCCCCATGTACGGGTCCCCCGTGGAAATCGGGCACGCCTACGTGGAGGACAAACACAAGCTGGTCAGAGCAGGGTCAGACACCGAGGTGCTTTCGTCCACCCTCGTCGTCGTAGACCCTCACTGGAACGTACCTGACGGATCTCTCGTCACCGTGTGGGCAGGCACCCCACGAGAACGAGAAGCGAAGGTCATCCTCACCAGCCTGTACGACCACCCGCGGGCACCTTCCAACCTCGAAATCAGATTGGAGTGACCCGTGAGCATCCATGTGACCGTCAAAGGCAACTGGGACCAAGCAAAGTTCGACGGTGGGCCAGGTGCCGCCGCCGCAGCCAAGGGACTAACGCTAGCCGCTGAACGGCTCAAAGCGCTCTCCGTGCCACTCACCCCACTGGATCTAGGGGACCTCGCAGGGGCCACCACGGTGGTGCCAGCATCACCCGGAAACCTCGAATCGAAGGTCACCAACGGTCTGGTGTACGCGGCACGACAGCACGAAGAACTCACATGGCGGCACAAGCCCGGACGGCAAGCCAAGTACCTGGAGGCCCCCGCCGAAGGCAACAGTGCCGAGCTGATGGAGATCGTCGCCGCCCAGATTCGGAGGGCGCTCGGATGAAGCTCACCGACTTCTACGACGGTCTAGGCCGGTACCTGCGAGAGAACGGTGTGGCGAACTTCCCGGGAGGGGAAACCCACCCAGGGAAACCGCCCATCGTTTTCAAGGGGATGCCAGCCACGCCAGACGAGGTCATCGTCATCACCGCCTACGGTGCCACAGACACGGTCGGGAACCTGCGATTGCAGGACCTGGACGTGCAGGTACGCGCCCGCGGCGGCAAGACCGACAACCTCCGATGCGACGAGATCCTAGACAGCATCTTCGAGCTACTGCACGACACCCGGTACGTGGAAATCGTGCCAGACCACAAGTTCCGACTCATAGCCCGCAAATCCTCCATCCCCATGGGTGAGGACGGCAACGGGCGACACGCGCGGGCAGACAACTACAAATTCTTCGGCCAACGAAGCTAAACACCTGGAGGAGACATCATGGCCGGATCGACCGTGACCCCATCCGTGGGCACCACGTCCAATTCCTACGAAGTCATCGTTGACATCAACACCGGGACGGAAGAAACCCCGACCTGGACCAACATCCCGGACATCACCGCGTTCGCGCCCACCCCGGCGAACAAGATGATCGACACCACCACCTACGCGCACAAGGGCAACACCGCCCAGTCCAAGGTGGGCGAGGACTTCACCGCCACCTTCAACGCACTGGGCATCCGCGGCGCAGACGGCGAGTTCCAGGAGTACATCCTGGCACTGCTGGCCCTGTCCGCACCGGAAACCCGCGGCGCTGACGCTGTCGGCCACTTCCGGTACTACGACTCGGAAGGCGCGTCCTACGCCTACGAGTTCACCGCCACCGTGCAGGACGGCCGCGCGAACACCGGCAACGCGGACCCGAACTTCTTCACGTTCACCCTCACCTCGCAGGGCGACCGCAAGAGCATCCCCAACCCGGTAGCCACCCCGTAGGGGCAAGCCCCCCACCCTCCCTTGGGTGGGGGGCTCTACCTGCATCCCCTCTTTGAAAGGCAAGACCAGTGACTGACATCCAGCTTGAAGAAAAGAACGGCGACCTCGTAGTCACCGCCCCACGGCTCACCTTCACGGTCGAGCCGGTCCCCGCCAAGCACGGGGCAAAGATGCTCGCCCACTTCCTCGAAATCGCATTCGACGGCGGCATGGGGCTAAGCGAGGACGACGTAGCCAACCTCTACGAACGCGCCGTCGGCAAAGAGAACATCGAACTCGCAGAGGACACCCTGCGCCGGCAGGTGTACCTGCAGCTGGTCAACGCCATCGTCTGGTGGCAGGTGGCCGGGATCGGTGAAGCCCGCACTTTTTTAGCGGAGGGCATGAAAGCGGCTCTGGAGACCCACTTCGCACAAAGTGGCCTCTCACTCTCGACGATCTTGAGCCTTTTGGGCGAGGGCGAAAAGACCCCCGCACCGGAAGGTACGAACGCTACGAGTACCCCCAGTGGCTCAAAGACCGCATCCAAAACGGGGGCAAGGAAGAAGAAGCCAAGCCCCAAGTCGGATGGAAAGACATCCTCGTCCACTGGGACGCAATCGAATGCGACCTCCACCAGCACTACGGAATCGACTGGGCAGACGAAGAGTACCTAGCCCGCAGGTCATGGCCGTGGTTACGGAAACGAATACTCGGGCTCCTGGCAATACGTGACGGGCGACTGGCTATGGCCATGACAAGCGAATAGGTAGGTGGCCCTGATGGCCTTTGTTGTTTCCGAACTGACCGCGCTTCTACGGGTAGACAAAGGCTCCTACGATGCGGACCTGGCCAGCGCCAAGCAGGGCATGGACCGGCTGGCGGACGGGGCACGCAGCGCCGGACAGAACCTGTCGGGGCACCTCAAGAACGGGCTGACCGCGGCATCGGTAGCGACTGGTGTGGTGGCCGCTGGTGCCACCGCACTGGTCGCAAAGGTCACCAGTGTTGGCGCTTCCTACAACATCCTCCAGCAGACCTCACGGGCCGCACTGAAAACCATCATGGGCGACGGCGAAAAGGCCGCGGCACAGATGGACAAGCTGGATGACTTCGCCCGCAACTCCCCGTTCGCCAAAGACGTGTTCATCAAGGGCCAGCAACAGCTGCTGGCGTTCGGGCTTGAAGCTAAGAAAGTCATCCCGATCATGGACGGGGTGCAGCAGGCCGTAGCCGCTACCGGCGGCACGAACGTGCAGCTGTCTGAGGTCATCTCCGTGCTGGCGAAGATGTCCTCCACCGGCAAGATCACCACCGAGGACCTGAACATGCTCGGTGAACGCGGCATCAACGCCGCGAAGATCCTGTCCGAATCGTTCGGCAAGTCCGAGAAGGACATCCGGGCAAGCATCACCAAGGGCAAAATCGGCGCTGACGAAGCCATCGACGCCCTCACCACCGGGATGCAGAAGAAGTTCGGCGGTGCCACCGATCTGATCAAGGCCCAGATGACTGGTGCCCTCGACCGCGTCAAGGGTGCCACCCGTGACATCGGTGCCGCCCTCGTTGAACCGTTCATCAAGCAGGAAGGCGGCGGCCGCGCCGTCGTCTGGACCAACGAGTTCGCAGACGCCCTCCGCGCTCTGGAACGCAAGGCAGGCCCACTCACCCAAATGCTGGTGGGGCGGCTCAACCCTGCGTTCAACAGCTTTTCCTACATGCTGCAGGACGCCAAGGGCTGGATCGACCAGATCAACGTGCGCGACCTGGACGTGGGGCTGGACAAGCTGTCCAAGCACGCCCCAGCCATAGCAGGGCTGTCCGCGGCCTTCGCCGCCATGGGCACCCAGCTGCCGATCCTGTCCCGCCTCGGCCTGTCCGTGAACCCGCTCGTCGCCGGGATCGTCGCCCTTGTGGCGGCGTCCCCCGAGCTGCGCGGCGTGTTCCAAGACGCGGTCGAAGCTGGTAAGCCGCTCGGCCCGATCATCGCTGAACTAGCCACCCACTTCTCGACCGGCCTGAACGCTGGCATCAGCGCCACCATCCCGCTCCTAGAGTCGGGTGTGCAGGTGTTCGGCAACATGGTGCAGGCCAGCGGCCCCGTCGTGGACATGGTCGGCAACCTGGTGAAGTGGTTCTCCGAACTACCAGAGCCAGTACAGACCGCGCTGGTAGCGTTCGCCGGATTTGCTGCACTCCGCGGCAAGTTCGACTGGGTGTCCGACCTCGGCAGCACCCTCGGAACCACCGTTGTGGGTGGCTTCCAGAAGTTCCGCGCCGAAATGGACGGGCTGCACGCCATGAAGGCGCTGCCGATTGACCAGGTCATCGGTAAGCCGTTGGTGACGCTGGACCGG